TGTCATGCTCGCGCGCTTCGCTTGCGCTGACGCGGCGCTTGCGCGCCTTGTCCTCGGTAGTTGTGAGTGTTGTTTGTTGTCGGGTTCATGTCGGTGCTTTCTTTGTTTGTTAACTGTATGTCATCTGTAGGTCAAGAGATGTGTGAATGCTCCACCCACCAGATTGCCCATCCTGGTACCCATTGCATTCAGTCGATTATGTTTACGACTCGCCTCGGCGCTTTGCCTTGCTCATTTCGTCTTGCATGATTAAGGGCGCGCCGATCTACCCTTGTTTCCAAGTGTCACCAACTGCCGTGCGAATGGCTTAGGTCGTGCTACTAGCCGATTGTTTATGCTCTGGGATTGCTCAAGGTGTAGAGAATGTACTCCATGTCGCTGGGCTTCCATACCGCTGCATGACAGCCAGCCATCTCACAAGCGTTTAACCAAATCTTTTGTCCAGGCGTCAATTTGCCCTTCTCTGCTTTTAACTCAATGACCAGCGGCCGACCGCCTTGGAATGGGTGCACCATGAACAGATCAGGGAAGCCCACATCGCCTTGGACGTTTGTCATCCAGCGTCCTCGAGTGTTCTGTGCCGGCAGATCATGATGCACTAACCAGCCGTAACGCTTGGCGACGCTAATCACCATGTCCTTAAAATCGGCTTCGCTGATCTTGGAATCAAGTTTCATTAAAGCGATGCCATATACGTCTTGTCTGCAAGGTGCTTAATAGCCCAACGAACATATTGCCTTGCCTCATGTTGTTCAGGGTCAACCATTGAGTTGTAAACGATTTGTAAGCGCTCAATGTTCGTGATCAGTTCTTCTAATGTCATTTCAGCCTCTCAATAATTTTGCTTGCTTCGTGTGATTTCAACAGCTCAAGAACCGCGCTGTCGTCGTTTAATTCGCGATGTATGAACTCCAACAATCCCAGATCATCCATGTTGGCGTCTTTAGCCAGTTTCTTGATGTAACCAATTTGCTTTGGCGTGGCAAATGCACCAGAGGGATTGTGCACTTGCGGTTGCGGTGATGTGGTTAAACGCTCGACCTTTTGCATCTCATTGCGTGACGGCCTAGGCCCACTAGCAGGCGCCTGCAACGGGCAGTTGGCAATAGCGCGACCAATGGCGCTGGTCTCACAGTTCTCTACAAATGAGGTTGCGTTGACACCGCGGTCGCTTTTGACTTCTTCCGCGTAGCCCGTAGCGATTGACACTTTGTCTTCTTTGTCTGCGTACAGCTCTGCATAGAACACGCACGCATCGCCTGTGTAGTTCATCATGCACGTATAGACCCGACCGTTTGGGTATGCAGCCCAAAACCTAACTAGACGCTGTTCTACGGTTTCGTAATTGCTTAAGTCAAAGCCCATTAGATGCCTGCCCACACAGATAGGCGTTGTGCATGGTCATGCGCGCCACCGCGGTTCGCATAAGCAAGTTCGCCTGTGTTGCGGATAATGCCACGTCGAGCGGCAGCGTTTAACCGACCAGCAATGCCTTTTGTGACAGGGAACTGATCGCCCAGGTGCTTCCAAATGTCGTCAGATGTGAAGAACCCTTTTGTGCGCGCAACGTGCACAATGGCAGCGTCAACCTCGTTTTGTTGTGGTCGTGTCCAGCGCGCATCGGCTGATGATTGTGATGCCAACATACCCTCAATAAATGGAGCGTTCTTTCGTGCCGGCACACGGCCATCACAGACGAAGTGTGTTTTGCCTGTTATTTCAGGGTAGGCGATTGTTTCTTTGCAGATCGTGCAGGTTTTCATACGACGCCATGCTCTTTTAATTTGTCGTCAACACAAACATGGAAACAACCACGTTCAATGTTTATTTCAGATGAAATCAAACCGCTTGACGGGCCTGTTTGTTCAATCTTGTCAACCTTTGTGACGATTGTATTTTGATTGCAAGCATCGCAATTTATTTGTATGAATCTACTCATTGTCGGAATCTCCTTGTAGTCGGTTTAGGAATGTGCTTGTAGTGCTTTGATTGCTAAGTCGAGTGTAGTCACATCGTGAAGTGGCATTGGTTCTTCTAGTGATAACGAGTTCTTCATGCCTTTAAGACGCTGAATAATGCTTGCGTGCGGGTTAGTGCTTATGTCCGCAATTTCGTTAATCAAATTGAAGATTGCCATGTCGTGTTTTGTTGTCATCATTTGCTCCATTACCATTCGTCGGGTTTCTTCTGATAGTTCGCCTTGATTCCATGCAACACCTTCGCTCATTTGACGCTCCATGGCCCCCAGCCGAACCCGTAGCGCTCGACTCCGTAGTTGTATATTTCTAATCCAGCGAGCAAGTTAGTCTCGGCGTGTAACAGATCTTCTACCTGTGTGATGATGCCCTTGCCAATAAGCCATTTTGTCCATGACCGACCGTTGATCTGCATTAGACCCCAGTCTTGTGATTTGTCACGGTTTAGTGTTTTGTTGTGGGCGTTTGGTCGGCAGCCGCTTTCGCGTGCCATCACAGACTCGAGCACGGTGCGCTGATCGGCAGGCCATCCGAGGTTTACGGCAAGCGCGCTAAACTGCTCACACGCCGACGTGTATGGGTCAATGTAGATCGTTGAGCTGGTAGTTGTGGTCGGCTCAATCAGGTACGGCTGGACGCTTATTGGCGCTAACGGCATGATGCTAGATAGGTCGCTAGACGCGCTAGGAGCCCCTGTGAGCGCCGTAACGCCGAAGACCGTACAAAGCACTAGCCCTATGATTTTCTCTGCTAAATAGTTCATCTTTTCTCCAAAGGTATGGGCTGACCCCATGTTGAGGTTGCCGTTCTGAATGCGATTTGTCCCAGTAGGAACTTGCCCGACTCTGGGCTGGTAAAGATCTGTACCAAGATTTCTTGGCCGTTGTCCATCACTCCTGTATAGACGCTGTAATCAACGATCTGCGGTTCAGTCATTGCCTGTCCTTTTGTCGGTACTCCGACCCTAGAACATAGATCAAGCCTTGGGTGGGATTTCCCCGAACACCTTTAAGAATGCGGCTTTGACGAAGATCACCGAGTCTGCTGCCTGTGGTGAAATCTCGATGTGGAACCACCGACCGCCAGGTGCTCCTGACACAGTTTTGCTTTCATAGTTTTTCCAAGCCTGTCGGTCGCAACGCCATGCCGCGCCGAATTCTTTTGGAAAATAATCAATTACCATTTGTATTCCCAATTCGTTTGCATGAGCGATCATTTTGTCAATGAATGCTTTAGCGTTTTTGCGTGTTGCGTTTGGGTGTTTTTCGCTCGTAGTAAATCCAGCGTCCCACGCTCTGCCTGTTGCGTGAACGCTCAAGGTTCCTGGTTTTCCCTTCACGTCGCGCTGACCCCAACTTCCAAGATTGACAAACGCGCCATTCGAGTGCGCGGTTACTTGCTTAATAAATTCGTTCATGCCGGCACGGGGTGCTGGTGATGCACCATCAGCGTTGCCAATGTAGTCGCGTGCGTTTGGAACGCCAGCCTTAGCTTTGGCTACTGCCACGACCAAACTTCATGTCTTTAGGGTTTAAGTAGCGCAATGCTGTTGGGCAGACCGCGCCGATGGCAGCTGCTAAAAGCGCTGATGGGTCGGTGTTGCCTGTTACTGCGAGCGCAACAACGGCAGCGAGCATTGAGCGACCGTATGAGGCGAGCATTGCTTTGTCTTTAGGCTTCAACATCTTTGGCTCCTTCTTTCGGTTTTGACTTTAGCCCGTTTGAGGCCACTAAGCCTGACAACGTGCCGGTCATAAAGACAGTCAAGGTTGATAGCAGGTCTATAAAGGCAGCGTCATTTGGTGATTGATTGCCGATCGGCTGTGTGACAAACATGAGTGACCATACAAATCCAATGACGGTGATGGCAAACACGCTGGCAAGGATGATGCCCACCACAACGATCAGTCGAGCGTGAAGCTCCTCAGGCTTAAGGCGTGCTCTCATAAATCAAATCCCTTGTGCACGTTCCAGATGGGTTGCAGATCGGTGGTTCGCATTCAGATTTTTGCCAGTTGGCTGGGTCTTGGCATGGGTAACGGTATGACCCGTCATAACTACACCCAGAGCATCCCCACACAACGACCGCTATTAACGCGCCGTAGCCGATCAGGTAACGCCAACGCACTACTTTTTCTTAGTTGGTGCAGGTGGATATGGGTTTGCGTCTTTGACTGCTTGTACTGCTGCTTCCCATGCGGCCTGCGTGTTTGTCCCACGTTGCCACTCAAAGAACAGGCCATCTGATTGTGCTTCGTATTGTGTGCGGCGTGTTGTTTCAACTTGCAATACTTGATTGTTGTAATCAACTTGTGGCCATTGCGCGTCTAATTCGGCTTGTGTTGGTTTTGGTGCTGTATCTAACCAATCAAGACCTTCATAGGTGTTTCCTACAAGCACCCACAACGAAGTTGCATAGTTAGTACACAAAATTAGGTCGTAGTTAATCATGCTGAAATCTCCATCAAAATAATTGACGATGGCACGCTAAACGCTTGCACGCGAACGGCAGCGCTTGCGGTTGCGTTGGCAAATTGGGTTTTATACACCACAGCTGAAGTGCTTGATGGACTGTCAAACCACATTATTTGTGTAGAAAAAACAAGGTTTTGTGTTGAATTAGTTGAACCGATGCTGTCTGTTGTAACAAGCGTTGTTGCATCGCGTAACAATTTGAGATTAAGCGCATTGTTTGTGCTTCCTGATGTTTTGTAGTTTTCTAGGTGATTTGCAAAAACAAGAATTTTGCTTGTTGTAGATGAGGGTGTGATAGTTGCTGTCAAACCTGTGTCAACATATGAGGTTACGGAACTAGAAACTTCGGTTGCGGTTGTTGCAGACACAACTTGGAGTACTCGAAACGCTCCGCGCAAAGCGTTTTGTTGTGCCGCGGTCAAAACCTGCCCGGCAACAAACGCGGCTGGGAGTGTGGTTGGTGTGGCCATAAGTGCTCCTATCCTAAAGCATTCGTTGTGTCAATAGTGCCATACAAGGCATCGTCTAAGATCAGCTCGTAAACGATCGTGGTCGGCGCGGTGCTGTAAAGCACGCTGTGGCCTGTGCTGAAATCCAGCCGATGCTCAATGCCCTCAACTGACAGCTCTTGAGCCAACTGGGTTGTGCCAGTACCGCTAGGGAACGACTTTTCCACGCTGATCGTGTCGCCAATGTCTACGGTTGCCAGGGTGTCCTTTTGGGCTGTGGTCAGCATTAGGTATTTGGTTGCCACGGACGTGTAGCGCGGTTCGGGCTCTGGGTTAAGTAAGTAGTCGGCGGCGTCATCAATGCTTGTTTGCTCATGTAGCAGGCTGTTTGTGATGCTTGTGGTCTGAATAAAATAGGTTGCAATAGACCCTGCATCGGTAGCGGTAGCAGTTTTGCCGTCTAGCCCTGTTACGACCGCGCGGTTAATAACCGAGTCAGCCTCAAAAGAAATGCCAACGCCATCGTATTTGTAATTAGTGCCATCATCATGGAAATCGGCTACAGGCGCGCTCAACGTATTGCCCACACGCGACTGGAACGTCAAGACCCCCGCGCGTGACATAAACAATCTGCCAAACTCCGCGGTGTCGTTAATTTGCGTTAAGTATTGCAAAGCGTTAGTTCCTGCCGGCACGGTGTAATTGCTGTCGTGGCCTAGGTTTACGGTGCCTGTGTCAATGTTTCGAGCGCCTGCTGGGAAGTCAACCTCTGGTAGGTCTAGGACTGTTTCTATGCGTTCGCCTGATGTCTCTAGGGTGACGTTTAGTTGATCTAGGAATGTTTGTGCGAGTAAATAGAACTGGTCAGCGCAATACACGGTCACCGTGTCAAGACCGCCGAGCGCAAAGTTGTAGTCGTAGTTGACGACATAACCGCTAAACAATGATTCAGGCACATCGGTTGAGCTGTAACGGATAAGTCGGACTTCGCGCAATGGTGCAAGCCCTGGCTTGGCTTGCGGGGTGTCCCAATAGGGCGAGTTCTGATCAAACGGGTTAAAAACCCCTGTCACGTCTTGGATTGTAAATGTCATTGTGCCAGCGCTGAACTGATCGCCCACGTCACGGCGACCGCGCCGCACGTTAATGCTGACAGTTGAATCCATCACATCGGCAAACTCGGTCGTACCGTCCAGCACATACTCGGTGTTATCTAGTACGCCTTTAACAGCGTCGTCAAGAACAAAAGCGTCAACCTGAAACCCAGTAGCGATTTGCAGGTCATAGTTGCCTGAATCAACAACCGCTACGCCTGGCATTACGCCACCTGTAACTGCAACGGCCCAGCGGAACGCGAATAGGCGCGCAAAGCGTTAACGACCGACTCACCAATTTCGGCGCTAGTAGCAATTCCGCCTGTGACGTTAACGGTCACGTTTGCCATGCGCTCTTGGATGCCAAACTGTGCACCAGGATTAAGCGTTGAGAGTGGCGCGTTAATAGTTTCCATGTTGGCAATTTTTTGCATTTCCCTGCTGATCGGTGCAGGTCTGGACGTTCCACCAATACCACCACCGCCAGCAGGTGCTGGAGCAGGCAAAGACGGGATTGTTGGCATTGACGGCATAGCGTTGCTTACAGCTCTTTGGCTTGCTTCAATTTGTTGCAGGTTGGTTGTTGGTGTTGCAACTGGACTGTTGTTGCCGATTCCGAGCAGGCTGTTAAACGGCCTAAGGATGTTGGCCATTAGACCGACCGCAGGGTTAATTGCAACCATGATTTTTTCAATAAAGAACTTTGCTGCGCTGTTAACGCGACCAATGGCGTCAGCCAATTTGTTAAAGCCGACGGCCATGCCAACGACGGCAGCTCCGGCGAGCACCAGCGGATTGGTTTTCATTGCCACATTTAACGCGACGGTTGCTGCCGCTATTGAGCCAATAGCCAAAGCGATCCGTGTAAACACTTGCGGGTTGTCTTGCGCCCATTGAGCAAACGCATTCATTTTTGGTAGGACTGCTTCGAGCACCGGCAGGAACGCGGCGCCGATTGACTCTTTGGTTTCGGCAATGCTGTTCTTGAAAATCGCCATTTTCCCTGCAGCGGTTTCAGCGTTTTTTGATACTGCTCCGCCAAAGGTTCCGCCAAGCACGTCCATGATTTCGT